AAGCAAAGAATAATTCGCTGGCTGAAATCACTTCCATCAGCGAAGTTGTTTTCATCATATTATTAAATTCATTTCCGACGGAAATACTTATTGGATAATTTTTATAATCCATGATATTTTTTATATCGTCCATAATACAGACATCATCTTTATGAAAATCCAATAATACTGAATCATATTGATACAATATGATTTTTGTTTTTCTATCTCTTATCCTATCCATCATCAGTTTTATTATCCCCATATTCCGTTCAGTTTCATAAGATTGCAATATATAATTCATCAATTTGTTTGGGGTCATATCTTTTACCCACGACTTATATATTTTCCGTTTGAAAACGGGAGTTTCTACGAATCCACAAGCGTTAAACTTTCTCCACAATTCCTCTATTAAGTCTTGAACTTGTCCGAGAAACTTTATATGTAAATACTGCGGCTTAATCTTCCCATACAACATTTCAAAGGTTATTTTTTTCGATTGGTTTATATCATATTCATCTATCTGAACCAATGATTTATTGAAATATTGGGAAGCAAGAA